CCCATTTCGCCGCTGCATCGGGAAACGCTCCTGTGAGCCCCTCCAACGCTATTCTGGGTGACGAGATAACACGACTGGCATCATTATGGCAATGAGGGCATTCTACAACTCTGACCTCAGTGTCCACAAATCTCTCAGTATTATGTCCTTTGACACATACAAATTCAAACATTCGTTTAGGCATCTTCTTGTAACTCCAACCAAGCTTGTTCAGAGGTTTCTTTGAGGCTTAGCAACCACAAGAGAATGTCAATCTGTCCCTTTTTAAAGTTTAATTCAGCTTCATTAGAGACTTCAAATAAATTATTATACTGAATCGACATCTTATCCACATCTTCCATCAGGTCTTTCCAACCTCTGGTAGACATCATATCAAATCTTGCTTCGTAATAATCTTGTAGATCTTTATCCAATGGAGATCCTTTATAGTTTTACAGAATGTATCTATTATACCACAAAAACCTTAATTTGTCAAGTGTTTTTTACTGCTGTGGCACGACTTTTGCTCTAATCTCCTGCTCCTTGAGCATCAGTTCAGCAATCTTGGCTCGCTTCTCAAAGTCCTTGTCCTCTTTGAGATTGGCAGATAGGCCCTGGATGATCTTAGCTTCTACCTCACGAGGCATGAGTTCGGCTTCAACCATAACCTTCTGGGCCTTTGCTTGGCTCTCCACGGCGTTGGCTTGACTCTCCTGGGACCTAGCCTCCAACTCAATCGCTTGAGCCTGTACAAGCCGCAAATTAGCCTCTTGCGCGGCATTCTGGAGCTCAACTTGCTTCGGATCAGGCTGAGACAATTGATCCATCTGAGTAACCAGTTCGTCACGATTAGTAAGGCTGGAAGACTGAACGATGCCTTTGAGGAGCAAGGGGACGATCGGGGACGTGGGTCCAAGGGTTTGCATGAGACCAACCATCTGCTGCTGCTCGTATTCACGTGCAACCATGCCAATAGAGGAGACGGGAACGAACTTGAAGTCTTTCATTGGGTAGCGATCAGGGTCAAACTGCATATGACGGAAGGCAATAGCCTCAACTAAGGGGATCATGAAGTCCTCTTGGAAGTTAATCAGAGCCATCTTGTTCTTCTTGACAATCGAAGACATGGCAACCGACAGGCCAATACCACCGCCTCCCTGGTTACCTGCTGCAGCAAGGGTCAACTGAGCGGAATCCAGCGTACCAGTAGCCTGCAGGAGCATACCTTCAAAGCCCTTGGCAGTCTCGTAGTTGGCTGGGTCCGTATTACCGAACTTAAACGGCTGTAGAATCTCTGACGGATTGCCATTTGTAAGGATATTCTTGCCTGGACGGATCTCAAACTTCATACCACGAGGCAGGCGCGTAGCGTCAATACCCATCATAGGCACAGTGGTTAGGGCTAGGGAGTCCAGATGGCTACGTAGCTGGGCATCAATAGCCTTCTGCATGTTGTAGCCCTTCTCAATCGTACCAACCCCGTAGAAACGTCCTGGGACGATCTCTGGGCGGTATGCCACGATGGGGCGATCCTGCATCATGTAGGGTGTCTTCTCAGCCTTCAGGAGATGCTCGTCATTAGCGATAACGATGATAGCTTCTACGAGGTCAGAAACTTGATCCATAGCACTGTCTTCGGGGAACAGGTCTACAACCTCTTTACCTTCGTTCTCTAGCTGCTCGATGTACTCACGAGGAACCAGGCCGTAGTAACGCATGACCTTGACTTTGTCATCTTGGAACGTGCTGGTGTTCTGATCAGGCTCAAGCTGAGTCTCATCGTACATTGGTTCAATCTTACATTTACGATAGATACCGTCCTCAATACCCTTGACCACCTGATACAGGGAGACATACTCCTCCACTGCAACGCCCATAGAGTCCATGATATCGTCAGCATTAGGGTCAATCAGGAAGTTACGGGGATGAATAGCCTTGATGGGGATAGCAATACGCTCGGTTTCCATGACACCAACAGCCGCATACTGCTGCCCAGGGACTGCCTGCGTAGCTGGAGCTCTGTCAACCTTGGTCTTGACAAGGACTTCAGCACCAGCGGTACCGAACATCTCGGCAATTTTTACCACCTTAGAGATTTCCTTGATAACCTTGTCTTTCTTCAGATCTTCCTGAAGCAGGGTACGCATCAGGTTAACGTCAGACTTGTCTTGATCCATGACATCGTCATCAATCTCAAAGAACTTACCGTTACCAGAGATGCCCTCTAGGGTCTCAGCAACCTTGTTATCCACAGCCTGACGGATAGCAGGAGACACAATCCTAGACCGCTCAGTCTCACGGGTCTTGTCCTCATCAGCCCAGATACCGTGATAGAGGCGATCGTACTCATCCCACTTGGTCATAAAGTTAGTGTCACGCCACTCGCGCCACCGATCACAATGGGTGGTAACGAACTCTACCAGTTCCTTATCGGACTTGGTAACTTCGTATTCTTCGACTGACTGCATGTTTTCTTCTTCGTAAGCCATAATATGTCCTTTAGTAGGCTGAGATTACATCTAATGGTTCGTATTCTTCCTCGTCTATCTCTAGATCAAAGGTGTTTACCGCAATATGAGCGATGAGTGAGAGTGCATCCACCATGTCATCGTGAACGCCAGTAGTAGGAAAGTTGAGTAGCTCATCTATAAAGTCCTTGTTCCACTCGTCCTCCTTCAAGATAATGGTTCCATGCTCAAATCTGCCCTGCAAAGCCCCTACTACCTTGTCTACTTTGCTTCTGTTCCCCTGGTTTACCTCTTCTACCCGTGGGAATACACCCTTTTTCAACATCATTTCTGACAAATACGGCATCAGGGCTCTTTTTAGTGCGCCTTTCTCGATGCCTAGCACCTTTATTTCGTAGTTTTGAGCGTGTTTTATGATTCGTTCGCAAATCTCTTTGATATCCCAGCGTCCGTAATCAATCTTATCCACCCACCACTTGTTATCCTGCCCTACCTTTACAATGGCAATAGCCGTATTGTCTAGGTGTTTCTTCTTATTTTTAGCTTCTGCAGCAACTGCCTCAAAACCTGCAAGGTCCACAGCCATATAATACGTAGCGTCATCGGGCTCATAGTCCTCATCCTTAATCTTTACCCACTCTTCCTTAAAGATCTCTGACTGCGGAGCTTCAAAACTAGCTAAAAACTCTTGCCTAAAAGAAAAGCTGGACATTGACGTTTTAGCAACCTCAATCTCCTCTGGGTCCAAGAGCGGGTTATCAAGCGAGGTGAAGTGCCATGCCTTCCAGTCTTTCTCTTTCCCCGACAAGCCCATCTTGTAAAGATCATAGAAATGGTTCCTGCCCTTCGGTGTACCAATGAATATGCACTTACCCTTCAAGTCAGCTAGTGCAGGTCTCAAGATCTGCTCAAACACCTGCGGCTTAATGTCTGCATACTCGTCCAAGACCAGGAACTTCAAGGCCACACCTCGCATGGTCTCAGGTCTATCAGCACCCTTCAGGCTAATCGTACTACCATTGACCAGCTTTACCTGCATATTATTCACATGACTACCAGCAATCACAGGATGAGCAAGCTCCAGCAACTGTGACCACATAATATCCCTAGCCTGCTGCTGAGTAGGAGCCACATACCAGACATGACCTTTGTCAGCCTGTAGAGCTTCTACAATCAATGCCCAAGCAGCCATCCTAGACTTACCAGTCCTTCGACCAGCAGCTATAACCTTAAACCTATGGGTGTCACCCCAGACCTCTTGCTGCCAAGGAAGTAGCTTAATATCAAGATTCATAGTCTACATCCTCTGCATCAATGACCTCAGACTCAGTTACCTCAGTAGTCCCATTCAGCCCACTGATCGTAATGTTAATACCACCACGCCCAGCTTGCTTTTCTTTTTCAAAATAAGACATCGGTAAGACACGATCGACACACATCCTTAGACAAGCCACTTGGTCCTTATCATTATCGTCCAAGGCTTTCCTAATGATCGTACTGATCACTTTCTCACCACTGGTAGCTAATAGACGAGCATGGAACTCTTTAATTCTAGCTGCCTCACCAGGAGGTCTTCCACGCAAAGCTCTAGTCTTCTTAGCCTCAATGTCTGTCTTTTTAGGTCTACCTCTCTTTTTAGGGACGGAGTCCGTTTTAAGAGGGGACACATCATCTTTAAGGGACACTAAGTGTTTCTCCTTACTTATAAGGTAACTATGCAGTAGTAAGTAGCTGGTTATTTTTAATAAAAATTATAATTATGATAGTACCTAGAGTACTTAGCTCTGCATAGTAGGTTTAACAATGCATATATTATAGCATACTTTTAGCAATTTGTCAAGTCTTTTCTTTTACCTAGGTCCTCACGGATGCACAGATAGTCCTCTATAGTGTCTCCTTTTTACCACTACTTCCTAGTTATCCACAGGCTACCAAGTTATCCACAGGAATCAAATAGTTATCCACAGCCTACACTATACTTTTTAGTATAATATTAACCCTATTTTACCCCTTTTTTGTGTCTGTTAAGGGCCCTCTACGCACTACTACGTCTGTTTAGCCCTCCCCCCGGGTGAGAATAGTTCTCAATTGCGTTAGGCAGTCACTGGCTAGGGCTTGACAAGAGAGAGAAAGTCTTGTAAGGTGGATATCTAGGCATCAACACAGGATGAGAATGATTCTCATTAGAAATAACGATAGGGGGTCTATTGATAAAAATATCTGATGGATATATCTACACAAGACCAGGAAGATGGGCTATTATAGAGTCATAGGGAATGCACAGGGCAGACCCAGTCAATCGGAGATCAAGACCATGACCAAGTACTACGTCACACTCAAGACCAAAGACGGAACCTATCAGTCCCAAGTCTACGCGGCCAACGCCCAGGACGCTAAACTATATGGCGCTATCCATGCCAACGTAGAGGGCTTTCAAGTCCTAGACGTGCTCTCAGTCTACCACTGGGGCATGACAGAAAACGGCATGCAGAAGATCGCAGCATAAGGGGAAGACCATGACAATCATCGCACAAGGGCCAGCACAAGTGAACCACGTTCGGGGCATCATGCTCAAGCATGCTATCAGTCTCTGGCTGAAGACTGGAATGCTCACCACTCGGGGCTTGGGTGTAAAGCGTATGACCCAATTGGCCACAGAGTACACAGGCAAGACATACGCTGCTGGCTGCAGGGGAATGGAACGTGCATACAATGATCTGGTAAAATACTTCGAA